GAAGGTGCTGCACTAAAGGTTAGTGTTGTACCGTCAGGCACTGTATAAGCGTTACTGTCCTGCACTACACCATCAACTGATACAAGTATGTCTTGAACGCTAGAGACTGTCTGTGACAGCGTAAATGTCGTGTCAGAGCCATCTCCGTTAAACCTTTGCACAGATGGTATTGTGTTGAATGTGGTAGCTATTGCATTACCTACATAAGGCATTATGTTATCTCCATGATTGATAGTGCTACGTCTGTTGCACCAGATGCTGTGACTGATAATGTGTCTGTAGTTTCTAACACAACTTTGTTACCTGCAAGAAGTTCTAGTGATGAACCTGCAGGTATGGGAGCATTGGTTACTAACTCTACGTCTTGGTTAGCTTCGTCATTGTTTCCTGCTCTAGCTGATGTGTTTGTTCCTAGTGTGACTGTGGCTGTAACTTGACTTGTTGTTGTATTACCTAGTATCAGACCTAGTATAACGGTTGTTGTACTACCTGCTACAGTGTAGATAACATCTGCTGACGTTACTCCTGCCTTTGTCACCACTTTAAATGTATTTGCCATATCTTTTTCTCCTTATCCTAATGCAATGGCTAGTGCTGTGGCTTCGTTAGCTATTACTGTATTTAAGGCTGTGCCGTTTACAGTTATTGCGTCTGCTTCAAGTGTACCGTCAATGTCGGCATCACCTGATATATCAAGTGTGGCAGCGTCTAGTTCGCCACTTATAGTAATATTTCTACCACCACTGATGTCTTTGTTTGCGTCTGTTATGATAGCTTTACTGGCTATTACTGTTCCGTTTGTAATACCATCTATCAAGTTAATATCTGCAGCACTTGCTGTAATAGAAGTACCACCTATCTGTAATGTAGTAGCATTTACTTCACCTGAACTACCATATATTACAGCTTTACTGTTGACTATTGTACCAGCAGATGAGCCATCTGTCAAGTTTAATTCTGTTGCTGTAGCTGTTACTGCTACATCTTCATTTACCTTTGGTGAGGTAAGTGTTTTATTTGTAAGTGTCTGTGTACCTGATAGTGTAGCTACAGTAGAATCTATTGCAAAAGTAACAGCGTTACCACTTCCACTTGTATCAATACCTGTGCCACCTGTAAATGTAAGTGTTTCGCTATCTAAGTCAATACTTAATGCACCACCACTATCAGCTTGGAAGTCCAAATCTTCTGCAGTTATCTGTGCATCAACATAAGCTTTTACAGATTGCTGTGTAGGCACAAGAGTAGCACTGTTAGATGACATATCATCTTCATCTACAAATGCTGTAATAGTTATTGAACCATCAGATAAACTACCATATGTAACTGTGCCTGTGGTTGTTATAGCTGATGAGCCATTGTCTATAGCACCAAAACCACTTGTTATAGAACCACTGTTCAATGCACCTACTGTTGTGACATTAGAGAGTGTATCTAAAGCTGACTCAAAGTATGTTTCAAAATCAGTCAGGGCAACTTGCTTCATTGTTCCTGCATCATTTACAACAACTCTATCAGCGTCTGCCAATGTTGTTGATGTGGCAGTTGTGTCACCATCCATGATGTTGAGTTCAGCTGCTGTTGCGTCAACTGCTGCCAACTTTGTAAAGTCAGCCTGTACTAATCCTGATACACCATCAAGTAAGTTTAGCTCTGTAGCTGTGGCTGTTACGTTTGTGCCACCTATGTCTAGTGTAGTTACAGATATTTCACCTGCCACTGTAACAATACCATTTGCTACTGTGATTAAGTCAGTGTCATCTGTATGTCCTATGTTAGAACCGTTGATAACAACATCGTCTATATCAAGAGAGCCACCTGTAATAGCTCCTGTTGTAGTGATTGTAGAAGAGCCTGTATCTATATTGCCAAAACCAGAAGTGATGCTACCTGAGTTTAATGCACCTACAGTTGTTACGTTTGATAAGGTATCTAGTGCTGATTCAAAGTAAGTCTCAAAGTCTGTGAGAGCTACCTGCTTCATAGTTCCTGCATCGTTGACCACTACTCTGTCAGCATCTGCTAGTGTGGTAGACGTAGCAGAGGTGTCACCATCAATAATGTTAAGCTCTGCAGCTGTAGCTGATATGGCTGTACCGTTAAAGTCAATAGCATCTAGGTAAGCAGTACCATTGATGTATATGTCTTTCCACTGCTTACTTGAAGAACCAAGGTCATGTGTATTGTCATCATCAGGTACAATGTCAGAGTCTACTTCACCACCAAACACGATGTTGTCTGTATCTGCATCACCTAATGTAAGTGTGCCACCATTAAATGTAGTTGTACCTGTAACAGTAAGGTTGCCACCTATACCTAAGTTACCTGAGATGTCGGCATTGCCGTTGATGTCAATAGTAGTTGCAGCTATCTGTACTTCTGTGTCAGCTACAATGTCTAGCTGTCCATCAGTGCTAGAGTTAAGATATATAGCTGTATCACGGAACTGTAGCTTTTCTGTGGACGCTACAAGTATATCATCAGAAAACTCAAAGTAGTCTTCATCTTCCATCCACTTGAGTACACCGTCATTTGATTCACCGTCAAATGTTACTGTAATATCTGTATCTGCAGTGCCATCTCCAAAGGTTAGAGATGTACCAAGTAGTTTTGTGATAGGACCACCTTCTGCTGCTGTTCCGTCATGTGTATGTCCTGAACTTGCGGCAAAAGCTGCTAATAACTGATTAAACTCGTCATTAGTGTGGGCTGCCGTAATAACATCACCGTCAGAGTACGAGGATTGTCTTGTGTATGTTGCTCCCATTTATCTTCTTGCTCCTACTTGATATTCTAATTGAAAACCTTTTAATGAGTATGGTGCTGTTTCTCCACCATCGTTTACTCTTAGTGCCACAGCAAATCCTGATCCTTCTACTGATTGTCTAAAGAGTGGCTGTGATGCACCACCATATGTACCAACTACAGAAGAGGATGCACCGTATGTTGATGTTCCATATATGGCTGCAATATCTTGTGAGTCTAACTCATATGCAGCAGGTCTTGCTGAGTCTTTAGATTCATAATCATATCGTAAAAATAAATCTGCATCTATGGATGACTCAGGTTTAAAGTTTACAACCACACGTTGCATGTGCTTTCTTATACCTGCATCACCAAATGTCATATCAGGACTTCTATACTTTGCTAGTATTGCTGTGCCATCAAATGTGTTACCCTGCTCTTGTCTGTATACATAACCATTAGAAAAGTCACCATGTAAAACTATAACATCTCCTGCTTTTACAAAGCTGTCTGTTGATGCAGGTTTTATACCTCTTAACTCTGAAAACTCAAATGTCTGTCCTTTTAAAACACAAACTATGCCTTTTGTAGAATTTTGTCCTGTGCCATCCTTAGTAAAAAATATTCTATACTGTGATCTGTCTGGTATAACTACACTTTGAAACTCAGATGCACTTGATAAATTCTCATCAAATATAGACTGTACATTAGAGCTAATAGTACCAAGTTCAACGTCACCAATTCTCGCTGTACCTGCAACTGTTCTAAGACCATCAGGTCCTAAGAATATTAAGTCACCTGCAAATTCTTGTATAGTATTACCATTTATACAACCAATTTTTCTAGTAACAGGCACTACTGAAAATGCATCAGCACCAGAGCCTGAACTTCCAGTAATCTTAAATATTCTGTTTTCACAAAATACAAATAAATCTTCTCTAAATGTTTTTAGTCCAACAATGGTATCGTCAATAGTGATAGTTCCTGCAGGTAAAGTAGCACTTGAACTAAAGGCATCTTCATCTCCCCCTTGACTATGTACTAGCTCTTGAGGTTTACCAGACATTCCTGCATAAAACATGTGATTCTTAAATGCAGTTACAAACTTTGCCCCATCTACTGAACTTTCACCTACATCTGTTGGTGTTCCCATATTACTAGGAAATACAGCAGGAGCGTTTGCTCCATCTACTACTATTAACTTATCATTGCCATCAAAATTAAATCTTTCAAAACTATATGTACCTGCACTTGTTCTGCCAGTATCTCGTTCTGTCCAACTTGAACCACCTGCTGTAGCACTAAATATCTTTTCACCTCTAGCTGCCACGACTAAATCACCAAACGTAGCTACCATTAAAATAGGCTCAGTGGAAGAACTTGTTTGTGGTACAACAGCATTTACATATTTACTAAACCCATTTATTCTTCTGTATCCACCTTCTATATCAGGCTCAAAGTTTTGTAGCTCTAATGCTTCTCCGGGTTGCATCATAAATGTAGAACGATTTAAAACTAATCCACCTTGGCAGTTAAAAGCTGTGGGTTGTACTTGCGACAGATCAGGCATATTACATCACTCTTGGATTTAAGTCTAGCACGTGACTTGGTGTTCTTGGTATATATGTAGATCTTACATATTCATATTTATTTACTAACAAGGACTGCATATTCTTTATACCTTGCTCAAATCGTGCAAAGTTTAACTGATACTGTCCAGTTTCTCCTCTGTACTGATATACAAAAGCTGTAGCACCGTCCACTATAACTGCATCAAAACGTGCAGGTATAGTTGTTGTGTCTCCATGTGCTGATAGGTCTGTTGGAAAAGTGTAATAGTCAAACTTTATAGAATATGACTTATTAGGATAAGGGTGTAAAAGATAATTGTTGTCTGGAGATCTAACCACACTTTTAGGAACTCCTCCTTGATCAAACTGGGCTACTTGTACTCCACTACTGTGAGCAGAAGCTGTTGTACTATTTGCTCCACGTGAAACACCTGTAAAAGTTGTGGATGAAGTGCCTGTATATGTAACCTCTTCATTACCTATATGTAATGTGCCTGTGCTGTCAAATCCTGTAGTACTGGCTACGGTTATTGTAGTTGCTGAGTCTGTTAGTGAACCATCTAGTGTTGTTGTGTTTATTTCATCTTCTTGAGTTACAAACTGATTTATGTAATCGTTATATTGAATAATAGATAACTTACCACCACTTGTTGCTAAATCTTCATCTCTAACTAGTCTAAATGTATTGTAGTCTACATGTTTAGTTGATGTAGGCAAGCTATATCTAACTGACCCTGCTGTTAAAGTTTTTGTTTCAGTTGCGTGATTAAATGGAAAGTTATATTCTTTTTGATTAATATATCTTATAGATTCATTCACAGCATTTTGTGCTTGCACCTGTATACCTCTAGCATTACTAAAGTTAGATGAAGTTAACTGCACTTCATTTAATCTTGCAAGCGTATTGTTTGTTAGTGTTAGATATGTTCCAGACATTATATCCTCTTAGGATTGTTTTGTCATATCTAGTATGATGTTATATGTTTCTGTGTTAGCATGTCCAACAGTTGTAAACAATATGTCACCTGTTTTACCTGAACCTGCATTGTTCTGTAATCCACCAAAATGTGAAAAGTCATAATATCCTTCAGTATCTAATAGTTTGTATGCTTCTACATTTGATGAAGCATCCCAAAGTATTTGTACTTTCATTCCGTCATTTACAAAATGTATTCTATCTATTGTTACACCTGTGCATGTTGCTTCTTTTTCACCTGCAGTAAATGTACTTACGTCTACTTTCTTAACAGCACTTTCTCCTGTGCCATCACTTACGTTGGTGAACTTCATAACTAATCTGTAAGGTGTATTTAAAATTGTTTGTGATGTGACTGTATCTGCCATTAGTATTCCTTTGTAT